ACATCGTCAGCATGGATTTCCGCAGCCGCGCCGCCCATCCCACGTATAAAAAAATTTCCCATTTCAGCAAAAGTTAAAGCGAAAAGTTAAAGGTTAACCAATGGCACTAAGCGAAAAAATGAAAAAGTTTGCTCAGGCCGTTGTTGACGGCTTAAGCAACAAAGAAGCTGCAATTTCAGCGGGTTATGCAGAAAAGACGGCATCACAGGCAGGGTCAAAACTAAGAAAAGATCCTGAGATTATTGTCTACATTGAAAAGTTAAAGGCTGATAAAGAAGGCCGAAGTTTAACTTCTGAAAAACCGAAAGTTAAAACGATCAGCACTCATGAAGATGACAACCCTTTGGATGATGAGGATTATGCAAAGGATGATCCCTTGCAATTCCTGATTGATGTGATGAATAAAAGTAGCGATATGTTCTTGCGCTTCAATGCTGCTAAAGCTGCACTCCCTTATGTACATGGCAAAGTCGCTGAAAAAGGCAAGAAAGAAACCAAAGCCGATGAAGCTAAAAAAGCCACTCAAGGCGGGAAGTTTGGAACATTGGGTTCACAATTGAGAAGTTAAGTTTATGTCAGCAATGCTCCCAGAATGGACAACATCCTGCCCAGACTGGGAGGAACGTATTGTCGCTAAAAAGTCACTCATGCCATGTGAACCGCTTTTTACAGAAGTGGCTGATGTAGCAGAGCGGATTTTTAAAGAATTAATTCTGGTCGATGTGATGGGTAGCCCAAAAATGGGTGAGGTCACACTTGATTGGGTGATTGAATTTGTCCGGGCAATCTTTGGTGCCTACGATCCAGAACAGAAGAAGCGTTTAATCCGTGAATTCTTCCTGCTGATCTCCAAGAAAAACACCAAGTCAACGATTGCAGCTGGAATCATGATGGTGGCCTTGATCTTGAATGATCGTATGTCGGCTGAGCTTATTCTGTTGGCGCCCACAAAAGAGGTCGCAGACAATAGTTTTAATCCAATTCGAGACTTCATTCGAGCCGATCCTGAGCTTCAGGAAATGTTCAATGTCTCTGGGCACACCAAAACAGTCACTCACTTGGGCACCAATGCGACCTTAAAAGTGATTGCTGCGGAAAGTAACGCTGCTGCAGGTAAAAAGGCCTCAATCATCCTAATCGATGAGGTTTGGCTGTTTGGGAAACGCTCAAACGCTGAATCGATGTTTCGTGAAGCTAAAGGTGGTCTGGCATCACGGCCTGAAGGTTGTGTGATCTACCTATCTACCATGTCGGATGAAACGCCATGCGGTGTGTTCAAGCAGTTGCTGGACTATGCCCGGGATGTTCGAGACGGTATTAAGATCAATCCTCAGTTCTTGCCGCTGATTTACGAGTTTCCTGAGTGGATGCTTGAGGCAGGTGAGCACTTAAAACCTGAAAACTTCTATGTTACCAATCCAAACTTGGGTGCATCGGTTGATCTGGATTACTTGGTTAATGAATTTGAGAAGGTTAAAGATGCTGGCGAAGAATCGCTTCGTGACTTTCTTGCAAAACACTTAAACGTACCAATTGGCCTAAACCTACGTGCCAACCGCTGGGCTGGTGCTGAATATTGGCTGCAACAGGCTAGAGACACTATCACGCTGGATCGACTGATTGAGAAATCAGAGTTAATCACACTAGGTGTGGATGGAGGTGGGTTAGATGATCTCTTGGGGTTTAGCGCCTTAGGCAGACTAAAAGGAAATTCTCGAATCTGGTGGCTCTGGAATCATGCTTGGTGTAATAAGACTGCAGTCGAGAGACGTAAAGAGAATGCTCCAAAGTACGCTGACTACGAAAAGGAAGGTAGTTTGACGATTGTTGAGCGTGTAGGTGATGACATTGATCAGTTGGCGGCCATTGCTAAGAAGATTTTTGATTCTGGCAAGCTTGACAAAATCGGCCTAGATCCACAAGGGCTTGGCGGTCTACTGGATGGTCTGCTTAGTGCTGACATTCCTGAAGATAAGCTTATTGCGGTCCAGCAGGGCTTTAAGTTGATGGGCTATATCCTCACTACAGAACGAAAACTTGCCGAAGGCAATCTCTACCATGCTGGACAGGGATTAATGACTTGGTGTGTTGGTAATGCACGTGCAGTAATGAAGGGTAATGGCATGATGATCACCAAACAGGAATCAGGTGTCGGGAAGATTGACCCATTGATTGCCACGTTTAACGCTGTGGCACTCATGTCAATGAATCCAGAACAGGCCGAAAAAGAATACAACATCTACTTCGTTTAATTTATTCACTTTCCAAAGCTCGCATTACGCGGGCTTTTTTATTGGGAGAGACTTATGTCTGCTCTACATAAAACCTTTGGCTCTGTCGAAATTAAGAGCCTTGATGAGCAAAAGCGAACCTTCAAAGGAATCGCAAGTACACCAAATCAAGATCGTGCCAAGGATGTGATGGTGCCAAAAGGTGCAAATTTTGAAGTGCCTATGCCTTTGTTATTTCACCATGACCCAACAAAAGCAATTGGTCAGGTGACAAGCGCAAAAGTCACAGCTAATGGCATTGAAGTCGAAATCCATATTCCTGAAATCGAAGAGCCCGGCGTCTTGAAAGACCGTGTAGATGAGGCGTATCAGTCATTGAAATATGACTTGGTAAAAGGTCTGTCAGTTGGCTTTATTCCAAACTGGGATGAGGCAGAAATGATCAAGGGTGGTGGCATTCAGTTCAACCAATGGGAATGGTATGAACTCAGTCTGGTCACAATTCCTTGTAACCGCGAAAGCTCTACAGATTTCAAAAAAGCATTTGAGGAACACAAAGCCGCGTTGGGTGAAAAACCTCAAGACGTTCCAGGTGGCGATTCATCTGAACAAAAACACGTTGTCGTAAAACTTAATAGCCCAACAAAGGGTGGAGTGAAATTAGTATGAATAAATATTTAAAACAACTGCTTGATGCCATCAATGCCAAAAACCTTGAAAAGCAAGGTGTAATGACCAAGGCTCTTGATGCAGGCACTACGCCAAATGAAGAAGAAGAAAAGCAGATTGAAGCAATCGATGCTGAAATTGAAGTTCTTCAGAAAAATTATGATCGCGTAAAAGAAATGGTAGATGCAGCTGAAAAAGCTGCCAAAACTGCGACTCCTGTTGCTGGTCAAACTCCAGAAGAAGCAAAAAAATCAGCCAAAGGCGATCCAGATCCTGAAGGCAAAAAGCCAAAAATTGAAATCGTTCCTCTGGCTAAAGGTATCGGTTTTGCTCAATATGCCCGAGCGAAACTTGCAGCCGCACTTGAAGCCAAAAAAGGCCATTACATCACCCCGGTAGACATGGCAAAACAGCTTGGTTTCGGGGATGAAGTTCAAGACCTAGTAACAAAAGCAACTTTGGGTACCACTACAGACTCAGGTTTTGCAGCTTCACTTGTCACTGAAAACCGCTTGGTTGGTGAATTTGTTGACATGCTTCGCGCTGCAACTGTATTTGACCAACTCACAGGCTTTCGTAATGTGCCGTTCAACTCAAAAATCCCAAGTCAGTTAACGGGTGGTCAAGCGCAATGGGTGGGTGAAGGTGCTCGAAAACCACTAACAAACCCAACCTATGGCGAAGTGGAAATCAAAGAGCATAAGCTTGCTGCAATTACTGTGTATACGCAGGAATTAATGCGTCGCTCTGATCCAGCCGTAGATATTTTGGTTCGTGATGATCTGATTGAAGCATCAAAAACTTTAATTGATAACACTTTCCTTGATGCGGGTGCTGCTACAGCAGTTCGCCCTGCAGGCCTTCTGGATGGTATTACTGCTACTCCAAATACTGGTACTACAGCAGAAAACTATGAAGCCGATCTACTGGCCCTAGTGAATAGCTTTGTAACTGCAAACCTTTCACTGGATGGCGCGTACTTCATTATGTCTGAAACACGTGCGGCTCAAATCAGTTTGCTACGTGATGCTTTGGGTCGTAGCTACTTTGAGGGCATGGCACTTCGCGGCACACGCACGCTGATGGGTATTCCTGTGATTACATCTCAGACTGTTGGCGACAAGATCATTCTTGTGAAGACTTCTGAAATCCTGCTTGCTCAGGATGGTGGTGTGGATGTGTCTTACTCTGACCAAGCAACCTTAGTTGATGGTGGTACGACTCACTACTTATGGCAAGAAAACAAATTTGCGGTACGTGTTGAGAAGTTCATCACATGGGCGAAACGTCGTCCAATCGCAGCAGCATTCTTGGATTACACACCAACTGGCGGCTAATTAAAGTCACCAAAAAACAGCTCCTTAATCGGGGCTGTTTTTATATCTAAGCATCACAATTGTTTAGCTATAGGAACAGTCTATGAAAATTAAGTATTTAAAAATGACCCACGATTCCAATGTTGGGGATGTGAAAGAAATTCCTGATTTTCAGGCAAACGTAC